GCGGCTTGACGGCCAACTCCACGCGCAAAACGTTCGCGTCGAGCGTGACGAACTCGAGCGGGTGTGGCTTGACCACATGCTCCGTGCGTGGCTCGACGAAGCGGCTCTGATCCCCGGGTTCATCCCCTCCGGCCTGCGGCCGGTGTCGGACTGGAACTGGTCGTGGGTGTGGGACGGCCGGGAGCACATTGACCCGGTGAAGGAGGCCAACGCGGTCGAGACGCAACTCGCCACCCTCACGACGTCGCTAACCGACGAGTGGGCGAAGCGCGGGAAGGACGTCACGGTCGAGCTTCAGAAGATCGCCGCCGAGCGGCGGCTCCTCGCGGACCTCGGCCTCTCCCTGGGTGACCGGCCGGCGCAGGTCGTGGTCCCCGGGGCTGATCCAGTCAACGCGGAGGCCGGCGTATGAACCCGATCGCCATCCGGGCCGACGTCACGTTCCTCCGCGCCGACGACGGCGAGGGGGCGGGCATGTCGACGCCCCGCATCCCGCGGTTCTCGATGGTGGGTTACACGGGCGGTCTCATCCGCCAGTCGTGGTCCCGTGACCCTGTCGTCATCGACCTCGCCGGCATGTCGGTGCCCTCGCGGCTGCCGATCGTGTTCGGGCACGACTACGCCCTCGAATCCGTCCTCGGGCAGGCCGCGGCCCGCGTCGACGGCGGGCAGCTCTACGTCGATGGATCGATCCTCGCCGAGACGGAAGCGGCCGGCCAGGTCGTGACCCTCGGGGACAAGGGCTACCAGTGGCAGGCCTCGGTTGGCGCGGACGTCGAGGAGACGTCGGCCGTCGCCGCGGGCGAGTCAGTCACCGTCAACGGGCAGACCTTCTCCGGTCCTGTCCTGATCGTCACGCGCTCCGCGCTGCGGGAGTGCTCCTTCGTAACCCTCGGGGCGGATGCAGCGACCGCCGTCACCATCACCGCTACGGCGGGGGAGTCTCCCATGAGCAGCGATGCGAAGGCGGCCGAGCACGACATGCCGACCGGGCCGCAGGACATGCAGAGCGAAAACGGCGACATGCCAACTGGCCCCTCGGACGTTTCGTCCAGCAAGCCGGCCGTCGACGTCGCCGCGATCCGGGCCGAGGTGGTCCGCGACGTCACGGCGCAGGTCAAGGCGGAAGTTCTCCGCGACTTGCGGGCCGGCCGCGGGCCGGTGATCCATGTCCCGAGCAAGCCGATCCTCGACGAGGACCAGGTGACCGTCACCGCCATGCTCATGGCGGGCGGCATCCGGTCTGTCGAGAAGTCGACGCCGGAACCGGTGCTGGAGGCGGCCCAGAAGCGGGCCGGCTCCGCAACGCTTCACAGCGTCCTCGTGTCCGCCGCCAAGCGGAACGGGTACGACGGTGACGGGCGTGTCCACGCCGGGAACCTTCGCCAGGTGTTGAGGTTGGCTTTCGCCACCCACAACATCTCGAACATCCTCGCCGCGACCTACGGGAAGTCGCTCCTCAACGGTTTCAACGCGATCGAGTCCATGTGGGACATGATTTCGTCGATCCGTCCGGTCAACGATTTCAAGACCTACACCGGCGTCCGGCTCGACGGCGGGTTCCTCTTCGACGAGGTGGGCAGCGACGGCAAGCTCAAGTCCGCGGACGCGAGCGACGCCACCCGCACCATCCAAGCGAAGACCTACGGGCGGATGTCGAGCATCACGCGCCAAGACATCGTCAACGATGACCTCGGTGCCCTGACGCAGGTTCCGCAGCGCCTCGGCCGCGGGGCGGCGTTGAAGTTCAACCAGGTGTTCTGGGCGGCCTTCGAGTCGTCCAACAGCACCTACTTCCAGGCCGCGACGCCGGGTTCCGGCAACGCCCTGGCGGTTGGTTCGCTGGAGACGGCCTACACCGCCTACGGGTCGTTGACCGACCCCGACGGTAACCCGCTCGGTGTCACTCCGCAGATCCTGCTGGTGCCGAAGGCTCTCGGCATCACGGCGAACAAGATCCAGACGGGCAACACGCTCCTCGCGTCGAGCCTCGGGTCGACCTCGTCGAAGGTGCTGGAGCCGCAGGCGAACGTCCTCGCCGGGAAGTTCCAGATCGTCGAGTCGGCCTACCTGTCGAGCACCTCGACCTGGTGGCTGTGCGCCGATCCGGCCGACCTGCCGACGATGGAGGTGGCCTTCCTCAACGGTCAGCGTCAGCCGACCGTCGAGCAAGCCGAGGCCGACTTCGACGTCCTCGGCATCCAGGTGCGCGGTTACTTCGACTTCGGAGTGTCGAAGGGAGAAAACCGCGCCGCCTACCGGATGGCGACCGCCTGATCGACGGCGTGATTCAACCGCACCCCGGGGCCGCGAAACGGTCGCGGCCCCGGGGGTGACGATCTAACCAGACACCAGCACGGAGCGACAGACATGGCCACGTTCAAGAGTGATTCCGGCGTGTGGGACTACACCCCCTCGACCGCGAAGACGGTCGGCGAGGTCGTCCACCTCGGCAAGGTGGTCGGCGTCGTGTGCCGGCCGATTGCTGCCAACACGAAGGGCGCGGTCACCACCCGCGGAGTGTTCACCTTCGACAAGGTCACGGGAGGCGCTCTCGTGGCCGGTGCGGTGGCCTACCTTCACCCCAACAACAAGGTCACGGGCTCGCTCACGGCTTCCGGCATCGCCGGGGTCGTGGCAGTCGATGCCGCGGCCGGAGACACCACGGTCGACGTGGAGCTGAACGCGGTGGGCTACGACGTCAACGCCACCGGCCCCACCTGATTACCTCACGCATCCGCCGGCGGCTGGTTCCTCGTGGCCGGCCGCCGGCGGCTCGTGACTTCCTGGAGGTGGTGCCGTGGCGGACATGCTGGACGACGGAGCGCTGTGGCTGGCCGACCGCTTGGCGGCAAGTGCCAGCCGCACCGTCGGATACCGTCGGGGAAGCAACTCCTCGAGCATGTCGGCGACCATCGGCCGCTCGTCGTTCGAGTCGATCAACTCGTCTGGCGTGGCGGAGTCGTGGGAGTCTCGAGACTTCATCGTCAAGACGACACTCCTCCCCTACGGCGAGCCGCAGCGTGGAGACATCGTCATCGACGAGGTGGGCGGAATCGAAACGCTCTACCAGGTGACTGCACCGCGTGGGGTGCCGGTGTTTCACTGGGGCGATGCCTTTCAACGAACGGTGCGGATCCACGCGAAGCAGTTGGACCGCGACGCGACGATCCTGATCGACGAGATGGGCCGCGAGATATCTGTCCCGCTCTTCGTGGACTGACGCTATGCCGCTTCAAGTCCGCGTCGATCAGCTTCCGCTCACCACCGGCCCAACTGGGCCGACCGGCCCCGACCTGCTGATCCTCCACCGTGTGACCGGCGGCACGACCGGCACACGGCGTGTGACGCTCACGCAGATCGCGGAATACATGACCGCGGTGGGTGCCGGCGGTGGCGGTGCGACCGGGAGCGGCAGCACGGGGCCGACCGGGCCGGCGGGTGCGTCGGTTACCGGACCGTCGGGGCCGGCAGGCGGAGTCGGGCCGACCGGCCCGCAGGGGGCGGCCGGGTCCGCTGGTGCCACCGGGCCGACCGGTGCCGCAGGCGTCAACGGCTCGGCGGGCGCCACGGGTGCCACCGGCGCCACGGGTGCCGCCTCGACGGTGACCGGACCGGCAGGCAGTGCCGGGGCAACGGGGCCGACCGGCGCTGCTGGCACCGCATCGCTCACCGATGCACAGGCAGGCGGAATCAACCTGGCCCTCTACCGCTATTCGCGCTGACAGGAGTGATACATGGCCTCCTCGATGAATTTCGCGAGCACGCCTCGCATTGGCATTGCTGCCCTGACCGGCACCGCGGACACCAGCTACACCTCTCCGTCTTCCGTCGCCACAATCATCACTGGCGTGGCCGCTGGGACGCGGATCAACGAGGTGGTCGTGCAGATGACCGCCACCGTTTCGAGTGCGACGATGGTGCGAATATGGCTCTACGACGGCACGACTTATTACCTCCGCGATGAAATCCCAATCGTCGCAGCCACCGGAAGCCAGTCGGTGCCGCAGACGCAGGCTTCACGCCAATACGACAATCTCGTGCTGCCGTCGTCTTCGTGGTCACTCCGGGCAACGTGCCACACGAACAACGCTGGAAACGTCCAGGCGCACGGAGCGGACTACTAATGGAACGGCAGCTCCCTGACATCCGGTTTCCGAGGCGATTCAGTCCGGTCAGTCTGATGATCTGGGACACGCCCGGCACCTACGTTTGGTCACCGCCGCGCGACCTCGTTGCAGTGGTCTATCGGATTGTCGCTGCCGGCCAAGGCGGATCGTCAAACCCCGCCGCGGCGACAACTGCCGCTCGCCAGGGCGGGCGAGGCGGTTGCGCTGGGGAGTGTATCGAGGGGATTGTATTCGCTGACGATCTTCCGTCTCGCGGTAATGTGATCGTCGGTGCCGGCGGTGTCGGCGGGGTGAACGGAACGAACTCCCTGAGTGCAGGCGGCGCGTCGTCGTTCCTCGGCGTTCTGTTCGCCGCGGGCGCCGCGAGCCACGGGAACAGCCCAGGCGTTTTTGGGAGCTCAGCGTCTGGCTGGAGAGTCGACGGAGACTTCAATCAGTCGCTTGGCAATGGGTTTGCCTACAACCTGCAGCGCGACAGCGTGAACGGCAGCGCCACTGGTGCCGGCGCGCAGCCGAATGGGTCGTCGATCCATCCTGGGGCTGGCGGCTCTGGCGCAGGCGCCGCGGCCAACTCGACGACGGCCGCTGCTGGCGGTGCTGGCGCTCGCGGCTTCGCGCGTCGCCGCTC